ACTTTACCAACGCTAATGTTGGTCGTGCCGCTTGCAGCCGTAATGATGTCAAAGACGATATCAATAATCTGCGAATTGGCTGGAATAATTACATTCGTAACTCCTGCTGCAATAGCGCCACCCGAAAGGTCTATTGCATGGGACTGCGCCATAACAACTTGGCCGACATTTTTCATGTCGGTGCCAACTGTTGTCCCCGTAGTGTCACTAATGGTCCCTGCTTTAATGGGACCTGAAAAAGTTGTTGAACCCATAATAGTCTCCTATGAGAGATAAACCCCGTTGTCGTCATAGCGTCTGCTGGGCCAGTCAGCGGGATTAATTAATTCCCAGAAAAATAAAGGGGGGCGCAAAGCCCCCCTCTACATTAGCTAGCACCCTCGCATCCGAAGATACCAAGAGGATCAGAAACACCAAATGAATAGCGCTCCCGTGCCTTGTACCGCACGTTGCCCGTGTCGAAATCGCCATCCATGGAAGTCTGGAGTGGCACACGGGTAAAGTGTTTCATGCCATTAGGCACATCAGTCATAATGTACCAAGAGGTAGAGTCAGTGAGATAGTGGTTCACTGCATATCCCTCAGGCACAGTACCGTTGTGCTTAATAGCGTTAATGTCATTGTCTGCCGTGCCTGTACGACCATCCGAATCAAGGATACGAGTGGCTACAAACATGTTGTTTGGCGGGACAATAAGTTTGCGAGGACGAGCAGCAATCAACAAACCTTTCTCATCCACCCAGCCTGCAATCTGAATAACAGCAGCCTCAAGGCTGGTCTCATTCAAATCAGCCTGAGTCGTAGGCGTGTTTGAGTTGGTGCCACCAGCAACTGTCGGGTGCGCCGTGTTAAAGAGAGACACGCCGTCACCAGAGTTATAGTTGTTGGTTGTCGGAAGACCCTGATTGAG